GTTGATATAGATGCCTATAATAAAGCGAAGAACTCAAAATGATAGTAAAAATGAAAACATTTTATGAACATCTAATAGATGACTTAGTTGAAGCAGGTGGTGCATCAGCAGGTAAACTAGAATTAGTCAAAACAAAGTTAGATGTTGCTAGAAAATATGCTGAAGCCTTGTTTGGAACTTATGGTAGAGAATTAGATACAGAATTACCGAACTTCGATAACGGTTATAAAACAGCACAGAGACTTGCAGGTAGTGGTACAACTAAAAGAAAAGACATGCCTGTTATCTCAGACAATGATGTTAAACAATTACAGAATAGACTTAAATCAGGTTCAATAGATATATCAGCACCATTCGCTAAGAATAATGTTCCGAATGATCCTTTTCCAAACGGTTTAGATACTAAGATTGGAGATGAATGGGTTGTAGGTGGTTTAAAGATTAATGACGGTGATGCTAAAGACGATATAGTAAAAGTATCAATGAAGAAAGTTGCTGTAGGTAATTTGAAACCTATTCAACAACAAATATACTTTGATAAGTCTATCGCTAATGTAGCACAGTTCGGTTCTGAAGGAACAAGAAGTTTTTCAGGATCAGCTAACAATACTTTTGTGATATCATCAGACAATAGAATAATAGACGGACATCATAGATTCTTATCAGCAGTATTAGTTGACCCTTCAATAAAAGTTAACTGTTTAATGATTGCGTTACCAATCGCTAAACTATTACCATTAACATTATCATATAGTGATGCAATAGGTAATAAGAGAAACGCATAATGAAATCATTTTTAGAACATATTGACTACGGACTATATGAAAACAAACATGTACCATTAGATATGCCTATGGTAGAAGAAGAAGATAAAGAGATTAATAAACCTAAGAGAGGTGGTCCGAAGAAGTTTTATGTCTATGTAAAAGACGGTGATAAAACAAAGAAAGTTACATTCGGTGCTAAAGAAGGTGGTGGGAATCTATCTGTTAAGTTAGATGACCCTGAAGCTAGAAAGAACTTTGCAGCAAGACACAATTGTGATACAGCTAATGATAAGTTATCAGCTAGATATTGGAGTTGTAGATTACCATCTTATGCAAAACAATTAGGACTTAGTGGTGGTGGAAATTATTTCTGGTAATCCTTACGAGGACGAAGGAACTTTACGAACATTCTATTCATCAGTTAAGAGTGATGAATTAGTATGGCATCGTGATGAACAAGATAGAGTAGTAACAGTAATAGAAGGACAAGGTTGGCAGTTTCAATTTAATGGTAGTTTACCAATAGAGTTGACAGAAGGAAAAAAGTTTGTGATACCAAAAGATATGTATCATAGAGTAATAAAGGGTAAGACTAAATTAGTATTAGATATAGAGAAAATATGATAGATTTTAAAACAATTACAGAGGCAACAGTATCGGGTGTGACATTCACATACGGTAGATTTAATCCACCGACTGTCGGTCACATGAAACTTGCCAATAAAATGAAACAGATAGGTAAAGGTAATGACATAAGAATCTTTACATCACATACTACAGACAAGAAGAAGAATCCTTTAACAAACAAACAGATAATAAAGTTCATGGGAAAAATGTTACCTACAGGTATCGATATCTCTAAAACTGATTCAAGAACAATCTTTGAGGTAGTTACAAAGTTATATGAGAGTGGATATAAAAACATTCAAATGGTTGTAGGATCCGATAGAATAAGAGAGTTTGATGCCTTACTAAATAAGTATAACGGGATCAAATCATCACACGGTTATTATAAGTTTGATTCAATTAAAGTTGTATCAGCAGGTGAAAGAGACCCTGATTCAGAAGGAGTTGACGGTATGTCAGCATCTAAAATGAGACAGTTGGTTCACTTTGGTGATAAAGAAACATTCATAAACTCATTACCTAGTGGATATAAATTGGGTAAACAACTATACAAAGCAGTACAGAAAGGTATGGGACTGAAAGAAGATGTATTTCCTGACTTCATGTATGAGATATATAATCCTCAAAAACATGAATGGGGTACTGATGCGGGAAGAGAGTATGCACAAGACTTCACACCGGGACAGAGTGTAGTAAGTTATGTTAAGAAGAAAGTACAAGAACAAGAAGTACCTAAGAAAGTGTTAGTTGATAAAGAAAAAATGTATAAAGATTTAAAAAAAGAAAGAGATGATTTTGTTAAAAGGTACGGTAAAAGAGCTGATGAAGTAATGCATGCAACGGCAATGACAATGGCAAAGAATAAACATGGAATTAATTAATTACAAAGAAGAAGACTTAGTTCTTGATTTAGACGAGGGTGTAAATGACCCAGGAATATTCAAGGCAATAATACTAGCAGGTGGTCCAGGAAGTGGTAAGAGTTATGTTGCTCAAAAACTAGGACTTAAATCTCTAGGATTAGTTGTTGTCAATTCAGATGTTTTTCTAAAGATATTAATGAATCGAAAAGGGTTATCATTAAAGATGCCTGAAAATGAAACAGAAGACAGAAATGCTGCTAGAATAGCTGCTAAAGGATTAACAGACAAAAGATACAGATCATTAGTCGATGCTAGACTAGGAATAATAATCGATTCTACATCAGGTAATCAAGCTAAAACATTTCAGATGTGGAGAGAATTGTCAGAAGCTGGATATGATGTTAAATGTATATACATACAAACAGATTTAGATATAGCATTAAAAAGAAATACAGAAAGACCTAGAAGTGTACCAGATAAAGTTCTTATAGCTTCACACAAATCAGCACTAAAAGTAAAAGTTATGTTAGAAAAGAAATTAAGAACTGATTTTCATGAAGTGATTAATAATGGTGGTCCGATTGATATTAGTATAGCAGGTAAATTAACAACTTGGGCACGAAAACTGAATGACAATGCAATAGCATGGATAGAAGCTGTTAAAAGAGGTCAACAACCATCTTCAGGTATGGAAGAAGACATAAATACTAATACAATACAAAATTTTAAAGAGTATACTAAATGACTATAGCATCAGCAAATATTAAGTTTTCAGATATAGCAACAGAAATTACTGCAGGTGGTACAACACAAGGTGCAACTAATGTGAGTCTAAAAACAATATCAGGTAAATCAGTTAAACAACAAACTGAAGACGCTCAAGGTGCTGGACCTAATTTTTCTTTAGCTAAAGAAACATGGGCATACGGTGGAGCAACATCAGGTCGAAGTTCAGGTACAGTTACATCAGCACAAGGGACAGGTAAAGCAGGATTAAATACACCACCATACGCATTAAGTGAATGGGGTGGTTATGATCCAATTACAAATTCAGAAGTTGGAACTGATACAGTTCCTGTAGTAAAGTCATTTAATTCAACTATTTCAGCTAACCGATGCTTAGACAGTAGTACTGCGGGAATAAGAATATTCTGTACAAAATCAGGTAATAGGATAACAATATTCGCAGGTAGTTTTGGTGACGATAATAGTACTTTTTTTGGAGCTGTAACAGCGTTCAATGGTGCGGGTTCTTCATCTGCTATTACTAATGGTACTAATGCAACAGAGATAGGAAGATTAGATGCAAACACAGCAGGCCATCTACCAACAGGTTGTACAATGTCTACTGTAACTGGGACAAATGCTATCACAGGACAAAATTATTTCGTTAATGATGGATTGACTCTACAAACTATAGCACTTGGTGCAAACACTACAACTAATTTAGGTTCTACAGAGATAGGATACCAAGTAAAGGCGGGTGGGATAACAGAGTTTATTACATCAGATGGAACGGGAAATCTGAATATCAACTTAGGAATTAAGTTTAATTGGACATGGCCAACTTCACCATCAGGTGACAGTTATAATGCAAACGCTACTGTAGTTTGGGTTCATTTACATGCTAGACAACAATTCGGTTCTAGTTCAGGATTTAACAGGTTTAATTCATGTTAGAAACAAATACAACATTTACATTTCAGAGAGATAGTGATAATAAAACCATTAGTTGTACAGTTGCAACGAGTGTATATGATGAAACTTATGTTTATAAAACTATTGCTTTAAGAACAACACCAGATCAAGATGTAGATTTTACAACAGTTCGAATGTTAGATTTTGATAATATGTCAGCACTAGAAACAAAATCATTTAATTATACACTAGAAGAAGCACAACAAACAACAGCTAATCCAGTAGATAGGTCAGGTTCAACACCAGCTAGATACGGTGAATTTGAAGCAAAATACGCAGAAGTAGAAAATATAATAAGAGCTGGTGCAACAATACATGATAACGTAACTTATTTACGAAATAAACACAGAACTTAAAGATTTTAAATACATAAATACATACATAACACGAGGAATTAAAAATGGTTATATGGAAACCCATAACAACAGAAGCTAATTTACACGCTTCAAACGTATCTAATATTGGCTTAAGTCGATATGTCAGATTATTAAATACATCAACAGCAGAAACAGAATTACTTGTCACATTAAAAAATGTTGGAGGTACTGCATTAGGTACATTTAGTGTAGAAGGACAACAAGAAGTTATAATCTATAAAGAACCTTCAGACACATTGATCGGTGGGGCGGCTGTTGAAGCTGTCGGAGTAGCCATCAACGGTAGTTAATAAATATTATGAAAGACCAGAAAACAATAAACAACTTTGTAGACCTAAAAGATGCATTAGCTCAAGTAAGAGCTAATAATCCACAAGCTGAAACTCGATATGAGAAACAAGCTAAACACATGGGTTACACTAAAGATACCAATGTTAAACCTGAAGTAATTAGTGAAGTAAAGAAAAAAAAATATGATGAACCGTTAAAAGGATTTCCTGGCAATGAGATGACAGAAGATGAAATTTCAAGAGCTAAAGAAGTAATAGCATTACAAAAAAGACACGATAGAGAAAAAGAAGACGAAAAAAATGCTATCGAAAAAGAAAAAGAATCAGCTAAAAGAGATGCCGAAAGAGCTAAGAACTCAGCTGAGTCAGTAGAAGAAAAATTTAAACCATATACACTCTCAGGATTTCCAAGAGTTACAGACTTGTATGTTCAATTTAAAAATCGTGCAGATGAAGATGAAAATGGTGTTTCTAAAAAAGCTTTAAAAGATTTTGAAAAAGCAAAGAAAATAGTATTAGATTACAGTAAGAAAAACAAGTTAGATATTAAAGACAGACCAAACAATTCAGTATTCGGTGACCCAAGAGACGGTTCAAGTGCATTTAAAATAAGTATCTTTGCTAAACTAACAAAAGATAAGGATCATGATTTAAAACCCTTGTATGATATGTTATCAAAACTACCAACATCAGAAGATCACGGTGGTGGTTGGGGTCCAGCTATTGAAAAAGCATTAGGTGAAGCTCCTAACTCATCAAGTAGTATGATGCCTCCTAAAGTAGGAAAACAAATACTAAGTATGATGAAACAATTAGTAGATTTGCCATACGGTTCTGATAAATTTAAAATGGTACACAAAGCTATGACAGCATTACAAGACAAACACGCTAGAAAACCAGACGGAAAAGGTAATTGGTTTGAAGAAACTACATTAGACGAAGGTACATGGGCAATCCCTGATACAAGAGATAAGATTATCAAACTGAATGTCTATATGTCAAAACCTGCTAAGTTTACTAAACCAAATCAAATTCGTAAATGGACAGATGGAATCTATGACTTATTCGGTGATGACGGATTCTTTGATGACTTAGGTACGTTAGAGACATTATCAGACCCTAAAGAGAAAACAGATTCACCTGATCAATTTGCTAGAAGTCAAACGAGAGCTGATACTAATAATCTTAAAGTCGGAATGGACTTAAGAGACATTCTAGTTAAAGCATTAACAAGTTGGACTAAAGGTACTATGAAGTTTAAAAACTATCAAGTAACTCATGCACCATCAGATTGGTTATTACCAGTTCAAGAAATGAAGAAAAGAAAGACAGGTAAACTTAAATTTAAGATGAGTAAACAAGTGAAATTTGAAATGAAAGAAGGATTTGCATCTCAAACAAAATTTAAATTAAAATCAAAACAATATCCTAGAGCTCTACCGATAGTAACAGAAGGTTACGGTACAAGACATGCAGATGTTAGTGATATATTAGAAGCTTGTAATTCATTCGGTATGATTACTGAACAAGAGTTACAGATTCAACAAATAGAAAAAACACTAGGTAAACAAGGATTTATAACATACAATAAAGCTGAACTAGCTGATATCTTTGAAGAAAGAGAAACAGAGAGAATGATATTAACATTAGAATCATTAACGGATGATGTTGGTATAACAGAATACGATAGAACTACTATTGATAAAGCTTTAGAAGAAGAATTAAATGTGGAATTTGTAAAACCAGACGGAATGAAAGCTGTCGGACCTGTTCTTAAGATGAGTGGTAATACATACAATCTTAAAGATATGCATACAGGCAAATCATACACATACAAATATATAGAAGAGGCGATGAAGATAAAAGATATCTTCAAGAAACATAAAAGAGAACTTACAAAAGCATACAAAACTGGTGATTTATCATTCTCATCATCTGCAGGCAAGAAAGCAGAAGATGACTTAACGCAGTGGGCAATGAATAACAATGGAATTAAAACTGATAACCCAGATGAGTTTTTTGATTGGTTGTCTAGTAACCTCGAAGATATAGTCAAAGGTAAAATAAGAGAAATGAACGAGGACAATAACATGAAAACATTTGGACAAGTAATATCAGAAGCTAAGTTTCCTAAGAAGTTAGTGAGACAAGCTGGTGGTATAGCATTCGACAAGAGATATGTCGGTGGTAATATGACAGGAGCAATTGCTGCTATAGAGAAATTAAAGAAAGGTCTATCTCAAGACAAAGATGTACAAGCAATGTTAAAACTTTCAAACGAGTCATTCAACAATGAATTCTACAAAGGTATGACAGAAGAAGATAAGACAGCTTATCAGAAGTTCTTTCAAAAAACACTTAAACAGTTTGGAGTTCAATCACCAGCTGAATTAGAAGGTGATAAAGAGAAAGAATTCTATAACTATATTGATAAGAATTGGAAAGGTGACAATGAGAAATCAGAGTCAGTAGAAGAAGGTAAGTTCTCAGCATATTCTGATTTACTAATCATGAAAGCTAGAGTAATTGAGAAAGAAGGACCTAAGTCTGATAAAATACCAGCAATCGATTCACAAATCAAAATAGTAATGAAAAGACTAGGTATTAAAGAGACAACTTCAAAGAAAGTTGACGGTAGGATTAAACCATTTAAAGAAAAAATGGCTAAACTAGGATACTTAAAAAGATAATGATTGATGAAGGCAGAAGAGCTCCAGATTTGGGGATGCCTAATCAAGCAGGAAACAACTTGCTTTATGCATTAGTTCAAAAGGCTAAGACAAAAAGAGAGTTGGAAGGTATGATTGATAAACTAACCAAGAAAATGGGTGGTAAGTACAAGGATGCCTCAGATGAACTAATTACTAGAGCCGCTCTTGACGCATTTGACCATAAAGGTAACAAAGGTGAACAGGGTAAGGCAGATAGAAATGTATTTGTTCAAGTAAAGGGAGCTGCTGACCTTCGAGGTGGTAGCGAAATTAAACTAGATGATAAAAGTAGTGTTAAAATAAATCAAAAAGATGCTAACAATATCACCAAAAAATTAGAGAAACTTAAACCAGCTCAACGACTACAAGTTCAGAAAGCGATGGCTAAAGATAAAAAGTCGTTTGAGAAATTCTTTAAGATTCTTAATGTATAAATACATATAAGAAACAAATTTAAATATCGGGAGATAAAATCATGGCATTATGGGGCGCAAGCGATTCAGATGAATCAAAACCAAAACATTTGACCACAGCACAGAAGAAAGAAGTATTCGCTTCCGAGAAAGGTTGGGTCATAGAAGCTGGTTCTGCACAAAGCGGAAACAGTAACACATCAGCGAAACCAATCGTATTAGTAGCAGGCGGAAGCTTTGCTATATCACTAGGAAAAGCAGATATAACAGAAGTAGAATTCGTAAATACAGTAGCTTTAGATAAATCAGCAGGATTTACACTAAACATGAGAGTAAGATTCAACGAACCAGTAGTAGTTACAGGAACACCACAGTTCTTAGTCACTAATAATACTGCTTCAGGTAGAAACTTAACTTGTGATTACTTATCAGGTAGTGGTACTAACGAATTAATATTTACAGAACCAGTAGCAGCAAACAACGCAGCAACAAACGCAAGTGATGTGTTGAAAGTTGTAGCTAACCCTGTTTCTTTAAACAGTGGTACTATTCTTGATACAAACCCAGATGGAATCGGAGCTTTTGCTTTTGAAGCAGCGAGTGGAGGATTCAGTTCTTTCCCAACTGTAACACTAGTTAATCCAGTATCATCAACACATACTACAGTTGCAGCAGTCGGAGCGGTAACAGCTAAGATTCAAACAGTAGTTATTCATACAGCAGGATCCGGACACGCAGTGAATGATGTTCTTACTATAGCGAATGGTTACGGAACAGGTACTAACGCGACATTTAAAGTAACAGCTATCTCAGGTGGCAGTTCAACAGGACCAGCTTCAGCATTACAAATAGTTAATGACGGTGCATATACAGCTATCGCTACTAATACTACAACAGGTAATACTAACATTGCTACTCAGTCAACTACAGGATCAGGTTCTGGTACTAAGTTTACAGTAACATTAGCAGTAGAATCATGTGTAGTAACAACTAAAGGTATAGGTTATACAAATAACCCATCAATTACTATCTCAGCAGTAGCAAGTCACATTGGAGCAGGAGTACAGAACGGTTCTTGTACAATGGCAGGACAACCAGCGACTATTACTTCATCCGCAGCGATCGGAACAGGTGCTGGAACATTAGCAGTAGTAGCGTAAATAGGATAAAATTATGAAAGGTTTCAAAACTTATATAAACGAAACTCATCATTCAGGAGGGATATCATCAGATGTCCCTGCTGATTACTTTATGTTAAATAAAGAAGATGTTAAAGTGAGAGTTAATACATGGTTAGAAGGATGCTCAAACATGTCATACATGTCTGTAGAAGCAGCTCTATCCCAATTAGCCAATAAAGTACAACAACTAGGTCTAACATTCGAAATGAGTGAACAAGACTTCGGTCCAGAAGGCGAGATTACATTGAATGTTCATCAATTTGGTGAAAAACACGATCCAGCAGGGACTCATGTTTTAGTACCAACAATACCTGAAGGTATGACTATGAGTATATCATACAAATCATCATCAAACGGATACATGATATCAGCTAAATTGAACTAGTTTTCGTAAGTACTATATACTTACATGATGAATATTTTTGAAGAACTTAATGAAGAGAATTTTACTCTCTTTGCAATTAGATTTTATGACAATCCACAATGTACTTCTACTGAAGAGTTCTATGAAGATATCAGAAGATTTAGATATCTTAAACGACTTCTAAAAAGATACACAAAGACAGGAGAGTTGAGAGAACGATTGATTCTTAATCATCTTATTGTGCTTTGTAATCTATTCGGTGTAGAGAATACAATACGAATGTTAGAGTTTAAGATAGATATAGAACATTGGCCAACATTGAAGACTTGTCTTTTGTACTTAGAATATATTGATGAGACATGGAAAACAGAAATTCCATTAGATGAAGAAGTAACAAAACGAATGAGAGAATTATAATGGCAAGCAGAGCTATAGACACGGTTATTACATTTAGAGTATTAAAACTCTTAACTACTAAATGGGAAGATCAAGAAGCCTTTAAGTTAGGAATTATTGACGAAAAAGGTAAACGAAACAAAACAATAAAAATAGACACTACAGAAAGAAAGGAAGCATTTACATTTCTTCATAGACTTGTGTTCAATCTAAAAAGACTAATTGAAGTATTACCTGGTGGTAAGAGTAGATTAGGTTCATATGCAGCAGCATTGTTTCTTATCAAAGAACATGCTGACTTATCAGGTTCTAAATTAGATAAAGAAGTATTTAAATACTTACAAGAAGCTAATCTATTGAGTGAAGACTTACTAGAAGAATTTATACCAATAACAAAATTAGAAACAGAAAAAACATTTCAACTTACTCGAAATATGATTATCAATGAGACATCAGATGCAGAGAGAGGTGATACTTTAATTCATTCAGGTTCAAGACCTGCAGGGAAAGTCTACGGTATCAGTTTATTTAGAATGTACAATGTAGACAAAGAGGCCATGATGATATGTTCTGGTCATGATTTAAAATAGAAAGAGAAATATATAATGATTAATGTTAATTACTTAACCCTACCCCAAACACCTGGTCCAGACTTTAAAACTACAGATGCCTTCAATGGTCGAAAAGTTATTCTATTCGGACTACCTGGTGCATTCACACCAACATGTTCTTTAAAACAACTACCTACATTTGATGCTATGCATAGTCAGTTTAAAGAGAAAGGTATTGAAGACATCTATTGTGTATCAGTCAATGACGGATTCGTTATGAATGCATGGTTTAGAAAACAAGAAGTTAAGAATGTAAAATATATAGCTGACGGTAGTGGTCAGTTAACAAAACAATTAGGTATGTTAGTATCTAAAGACAATATAGGATTCGGAAAAAGAAGTTGGAGATACGCTGCTGTTATAAATAATGGTATAGTAGAACAAATGTTTGCTGAGGAAGGGATGTGTGATAATCATAAGGATGACCCTTATGATATTTCAAGTCCTGAAAATGTATATGAGAAATTATAAAAAAGAATACGAAAATTATCATTCAAGACCTGAACAAAAGGTTAGAAGAGCTGCTCGTAATACAGCTAGAAAATTACTTAAAGATAGAGCTGGTATAGAAGGTAAAGATGTACATCATAAGGATAACAATCCTTTGAACAACGACAAAAGTAATCTATCAATCGTCACACAAAAATTCAATAGAAGAGAACCTAGACTTAGAGAGAAGAAACTCAAAGAGTGGTTAGAAGCAGCTGATATACAAGAAGCAATAGATATCAAGAAAGCTCTATCTAAGATCAAAGGTCTAACTAAGAAACAAATACAATCATTACAATCAATACCTGCTGGTCAGTTACAAGTTATTGTACAACAGTTGAGTGGATTAGTAATGGGTGAAGTCAAAGAGTATATGGATACATTCGAAGAAGAGATGGGTACTGTAACAGGTCCTGGTATCGCTGGTACAGGTGACGATAGTTCAACTGTAATAGTTAGAAAGAAGAAGAAGATGTTAAAGAGAATGAGAGATACTATAGACTATAATAAAAAAGGTGGTCATAATGTTCGGTAAAGTATGGGGGTTTATTATTTGGGCATGGTTACGACTAATGCGCGTATTTGAAGACCATAAGTACTTACATGTAACAAAAACAGAATACAACTCAGAAGGGGAAGTAGTTGATGTTATAGTTAGAAGTTTTACTGTAAGAAAGTTTTACAAGTGTACAAATAAACACATGAGTTTTAGAACATACGATAACACCTATGTCGAACTAAAAGCAGCACAACCAATGGATTACATGACAGAAACCATAGTAGGTAAAGTCAAAAGATTTGGTCCGACTTCAAAGAAATCAATAAAGAGATAATATTATGCAACAATTCTTCATAGCAATCATATTAGTACTAGGAATAGCTTCTTGGTATTTGTTCTCAGAAAATCAAACACTAACATTCAATAATCTACAACTAAAAGTAGCAATTGAACAACAAGAAGATGCACTAGAATCAATCAAACAAGCATACGAGAAACAAGGTGATTCTCTTAACGGTATGATTAATAAGAATGCACAGATAGAAGCTGAAAAGAATAGATATATGGATGTATTTAAAAGACATAATCTAAACAAATTAGCTATAGTAAAACCAGGACTATTAGAGTCCAAAGTAAATAAAGGTACAAAGAATGTATTCGATACCATTGAAAAAGATAGCCGTGAACTGGACTCGCTTGACGATCCTACCGGCGATATTAATCCTAACAACTAGTTGTTCTATATTTGGTGGTAAAACAGCACCAATTACAGTATCATCAAAACCGATAGAGATTAACATTATACAACCAAGTATGCCTAGAGGTATAGACTTAGAAGACATCAAGTGGAATGTCATCTCAACAGCTAAGATAACTAATCCGTGTGTTAAGAACTCTGAAGGTAGTGAAAACCCAGGTAAGAGAGAGAAGTTAGAAGATGGTTCATGTGCTAATGGTAAAGAACATCCTGAATGGAAAGAAGGATATACATATCTTGACAGATTCTTAGAGACAAACAAAAAAGACAATAACGGAGATATCGTATTCATGGCTATCTCTATAAGTGACTACGAAGTAATGAGTGGCAACATGCAAGAACTAAGACGATACATTCGTGAAGTTCAAGAAG